CTTCTTTGGATTTGCCGATTGCATAGTTCCACGTATCGGCAAGATTTCCTGAACCGCCTTCTGTTATACTTGTGTTGAATATTTTATCACCCGCATAAAGTCCTGCAGCCAATCCCCCAACGACAGCTCCACCAGTAGCTAATGCACCCAATCCCGCAGATGCAGCGGCTGTACCACCTCCAGCAACTGCGGCGGCACCACCTGCTCCTGCAGCACCTGCAGCACCAGCAGCGCCCCCTGTTCCTGCAATACCTGCAGCGCCCCCTGTTCCTGCAATACCTGCAGCGCCTGTTCGTGCAGCTACTCCTGCTACAGATTTTGAGAACAATCTCTTTACCTTGCTCAATCCTTTTTCGAGGATTTTGAATCCCAAGAAGGTTTTTATGGGACTGGTTGATGTAGGAACCTCGGGTGGTGTATCTGCCAGGGATTGTGGGTCATCGCCCGGGGCTGTGGATGCTGCGACGCTGGCTCCCATTGAACCAGGAATGTTTGCTGCGGCCAATGAATGAACTGTGATAGCATCAGAGATACGTTTCTGAGTTGCTTCTACTTCCCGTTTGTGTTCTAGGGCGCGATGTTGCCCGGGAGTTAAGATATCTTCATTGATTGGAGATTTCGACGGTGGGATAATGATATTCTTCCCACCATGCAATGCTCCACGAATACCCACCACTTCGTGATAGATTTTTTCAAGGATTGCAACAACACCTTTCGATCCTGTACTACTAGACGATCTCCCTTTCGCAGCTTCATTGAGTTGACGAAAATGAGTAGTACCACCACTTCTAAAATTGTAAGGACTGATTCCTAGACGTTTTTTGTTTTCAACCACTCGATCAACAGAAGTATCATTAATCTCTTCTTTTCGATGTTGAATTAAATCGGCTGCAGATGAACTTGCAGGGAATGAATGTTTGAGAATGTCTATAGAAGAGCTGATCAATCCCCCAACAAAACCCTTCTCTCTTGTTACTTGAGGGCGAAGTCCCAGATATCGCGCTCCGATAGCTTCCTTAAAGGAATGAGGTCGTGTATCGATATTTCCTTTAATTCGGTCAGCGCGCATTGTCATGGATGCGATGGCATCCTCGAGAGCTTTTTTCTTTGTGGGATCGGTTTCTTCTTCGGCTTGCTTACTTAACAATGCAGCAACTTCAACGAGCTGACCAAAAGCTCGTTCTTGCATAGCAACTAGTTCTCGCTGTGATTCAGGAATGTGTCGGAGTTCCATCAACAACTTATCGAACGCATCCCCAGTCAAGGCGCTGAAGTCTTCTAATGTATCAGCCAAGGTAACTACAACAGTTACCATTTGTGCATTGGCAGCCACTTCATCGTGAAGTGATGAAGTAACAACGTCATCATTTCCACGCATACTGTGCTGAATGTTTTTAGCTCGTTCGCGCTTCGTTTTTGCCATGATTATCCTGACTTGTTTTTGTTGTTTTGCTTCTCTAGGTGTTGCAACAGCATTGCAGTGTAAACTTCCCTTTCCCACGGCATCATATTTTCGATTTCACTCAACGACCACTTGTGAAGATGTAACAGCAAGAAGTTCGTCTTGTAAAAATTCAAGAGGGTATCATGAGAAAGGGTTATTCGAAAAAATGGTTTATGCCATCAATCGTTAAGGTGTTGGGTTCTTCACACTTACTACAGTTATACTTGAGCGTGAAAATCAGTACCGGCATGGTCACAAAGAACCTTTCAAACTGTTCAAACTGTTCGGGCGTCAAGTTGTCGATGAACTTTCGAAATTCTGCAGATTCGGTTCCATCGTTGACAAATGTTTCATCTTCATTGTATATCGTTTCGATGCATGCTGCCACCACATCATAAATGACATTCTCATCTTCTGTCTCATACAAATCCCGATAGAGTTTCAGTGTGGGATATCGCATGATAACATTAACGTTTTCGGGTAGACTAATCTTGTAGGTATGTCCTTCCGTAGTTTTCAATGTAAACTCAGACACATTCAAATTGACTGGCATTTTGTCTTTACATTTGCCACATACTGAATAGAACTCAAGTACCTCACCTTGTGACTTCCCACGAATTTGTAAGAAGGCATATTGCACTTCAAACAACGGATCGCGCTCATAATCCACAGCCCCAAAGGTACAACTCTTTACCACATCACCTACCGCATTAACCATATCCTGTGCGGTTTCACTTTCGCTTGCCATGATGAGGATCTTTTCTTCCTTCACCACATAAGGACGATATTTCACTTCCCGCTGGGTGAACGGCAATGTCATTTTGAATGTCGGCACTTTGACCAATGGTATATTCATCCTCTACTCCTGTTAAGATCCTGTAAACGGCACTATCTTCTTCTTGATGATGGTAAATCTGTCTTGCACACGAACCTTAGTCGTAATGCCTTGATCGATGACATTCTTCACCTTGGTAGTTTCGTGATTCACTTCCTGCAAAGTCTTGTCAACAACCTTCAAGCCCTTATTAATTGCGTTCTTCGCCTTGCTCAATGATTGCAGCAAGCCGCCTTTCTTCAATTCAGTTGCAGTTTCAGATCCAAGTGTTCCTCCTTGAAGCTGATCTACAATGTGTGTTGGGGTTGTACCTACTGCACTATCTTCACGATTCTCGTCATATTGATCTAGGGACTCCCAGCGCTTGTACATGAAGGTCACCAACATACGATGAAACCCGGGATTCGAATATGAAAGAGGCGCGATTACAATGCTGCGCGGCCACGCTTCAACAAGTCGAACACTCCACAGCACATGTTCGGGATCAGAGAAATTGGTACCTGTGTCTGATATGTCCATGTCAGCGGGAGCAGTTGGCGCCAATGCATGAATCATAACATCGGTGACGTATTGATCGTAGTCGCCGACCTCGCGGGTCACGCCCGTTCCTACACATAACGTGAGCCAATCTTCGAAGAACTTACGTGGGGTCCAATCGTTGTCAATGAGGAATTGGAAGGATGCAGTGTCGTTCCAGAAATCCATGGTATGCGCTCGAGGTTCACTCAACGCATTGATGCGGAGTGACCTATGCATAATTTGCTTACCAGGGATCGATGCTTCTTCACATAGCATTGAGACATCCCACTCGTCTGCCGAAGTGACAAGTCCTGGCGCGGCTTGGAACATGACCGCGTAGCGACTGACGCGAGCCAGTGCATTGGTTCGTGTGAACGCCAAAAACCCATTGAGTGTAGGAAGGGTTGGAATCTCTGGCATTATCGCATCCCTCGGATGGTGTCTTCGAACACCTTGTTACGTGAAGCCTTTTCGAAATCATCGATAGGTAGCATGATAGCTTTCTTCCAGTCGGCGGGGTGAACTCGCAGAACGCGAGATTGGACGTGATTGTTTAGATAGTGCTTCACCGCCATCTTGGCCCCTGGGAACCGAGAGGCATTATCGAGCAATGACCACTTGAGCCGAAACTTTGTGGTCTCGGACAGGTGCTGGTTGTTGGTGTAATCCATCATTCTGGTCAACAGCTTCATTCGGAGCATTGGGGGTAGATAATGCATGTTTAGCCCCATGAACCCTCCCTGGACCCGGCGAAACGTGATCACCAGGGGAACTGTGTCATAATACGGCAAACTTTCCCTTAGCTTAGGATCGTAGAAGAACAGATACATGTCTCCCGGCGTGATGCTGTTCACGAATTCACCAATATCGCTCTTCAGCATTCTCGCACCGGTCGTTGACGCCAGCCCCACTTTGCGAATCATATCGAGATACCAGCGAAACGACTTATCTGGCGTTTCGGATTGTCGGATCTGATCAAGTGGTTTCAAGTGATTCCTCTAGGGGTTGACAGTAGAACCGTCATGCCATAAATAACAGTGTCGCTGTTGAAAAGGATCATGAATGTATTTATGACCCAAGCAGTAACGGATCGAGCGAAGCGAGATCCATCATGCTGTAATGCCAAGATCTCGCTCAGTGATGAGCATGAACTCCCATCCCTTCGTTTTGGCGAAGTGTGTCGCAGAAGCCCATTTTGCTTTGTTCACTTCCCATTGCAGGACCTCTTCAATAAATTGCCGGCTCTTCCGTTTCGGAGGGACCGGCTCTTGCGTATACTTGAAGGGTTTAACCTCCACTAAGTAGACCTTACGCTCACCGGCCCGATTTTCCAGGTCGATGACGAAATCGACAAAATAGCGGTGCATCTGCTTATCTACAGGGCTGTAGTAGGGAACGACGACCTCTTCACTATTCCATTTCTTGATGCTCGAGTTGTTGTCGCACCATTTCATGAAGCGAAGCTCATAACTGCTGCGATAGACGATGGCTTTCACGTCTCCCACGTATTTCTCGGGATGCTTGGGCGTGAACTTGCCGCGGTAGGATTCTTTGGAATAGACCATATAAATATCGGTGTCACCTCTCTCCAGGATATTTATGTCAGGACCTAGCCTCCTAACGTACAACACTGTGACAGATGCTACTCGAGTAGCACCAATGTCACTTCCGCTTACACCAGATAAAGCGGAGTCATTAAGCGGTGCTGCTACTGCTGCATTTCTTGATGGGCAAGTGGCTGCACGAACAGAAACGAACAACCCCCCCAACACAATGACGAATCGAGAAGTATTTGATGCGGGTGCGGCAACTATGCTGGGGATTGGCGGCAAAAACGACTTTGATGTGCTACGGTATCCCAATCAAAACCTTGGCATGGACGAGTATCCTCACTATCTCATGTTCTTCATCAGTGAGCGAAAGAGTTCGATTGCGGGGGCTCAAGATTCTCGAGTATCCACACTGAACTTCGACTACAGCAAAAATAACCAATCGACTGATCCTGCGAATTCTCGTGCTGCAATGATAGGAGGAGGGGTCGCCGGCGGCGTTGTAGTGGGGCAAACGGCAGGTCAAATCGCGGGATCCTTTTCACCCGTTCCGGGCGCATCGAAAGTCCTTGGGGCAGAGGGCGCGGGTATTGGCGCTGTTGTTGGTGCGATTGTAGGAACAGCCCTTGCAGAACAAGATCGAACCCG